ACCGAAGCATGGCCCTTCAACATCGACGACAACTTCTCAGGTGGTATCTCCTCGGGTTACCAAGCTAAGGAAGACGACTTCCTTGACACTGACACCGCAGTTTCTGGTGATCAGCTACCTGGCGTCGTTCCCACCAACAGCTACGGTGAGAATGCTCACGGAATGGCCACCTCGGCTGGTGAAGCCCTCGGCGATTCGGGTGCCAACCCCTTCGCTCAGATGGCATTCGAAATCGCTCGTACTTCGGTCGTTGCGAAGACTCGTGCCCTCAAGGCTGAGTACACCACTGAACTCGCACAGGACCTCAAGGCAATTCACGGACTCGATGCCGAGACCGAGCTTGCCAACATCCTGTCGGGTCAGATCCTTGCTGAGATCAACCGCGAGGTCCTTACCTCCATCTACAAGACTGCTAAGCTTGGTTGCCAGCAGTCCGATCTCTTCTACAAGGGTGCTGGTAACACCTATGGTACTCAGGCTGGTCTCGGTGGTGTCTACGATCTAGTCAACGATGCTGACGGTCGCTGGAGTGCAGAGAAGTTCAGAGGACTCCTCTTCCAGATCGAGCGTGAGTGCAACCAGATCGCTAAGGACACCCGCCGTGGTAAGGGTAACATCATCATCTGCTCGTCTGACGTTGCTTCCGCACTCGCCATGGGCGGATGGATGCAGCTCAGCGGTGGTGATGCTGGTAACCTCAACGTCGATGATGCTGGCAACCTGCTTGCTGGTACCATCGGTGGCGGTCGCATCAAGGTCTACGTCGACCCCTACGCAACCTTCGACTTCGTTGCCGTCGGTTACCGTGGGTCGTCCGCCTACGATGCAGGTATGTTCTACTGCCCCTACGTCCCACTACAGATGGTTCGTGCGGTCGGTGAGGACAGCTTCCAGCCCAAGATCGGTTTCAAGACCCGCTACGGTCTTGTCAACAACCCATACGTCCAGAACCCAGCAGGTACGCTGGCAACGGACCCAAGTGCTGACGCGGCACGTCGTGCCAACCAGTACTACCGCGTGTTCCGCATCGAGAACATTCACGGCACCTCGTGATAGCGGTAAGTGAATAGTGGAGACAACCTCGTCTCTGCGTCCTCAAGGGGGCGGGTCTTCGGACCCGCCCTTTTTTTGTATAAATAGTGTATGAGTACAGATAACTACGGCATCACAGGGTCGGATCTACCAGGCGTTCCAGCGAACCTCTCGCCCAACGCATTGAATAGACAACCCACCAATACCAGTCTGTTGGGACCTACCAACTTCAGGTTGATTGTTAGTAGGCTTCCAGCGGTCACCTATTTCTGCCAGACCGCGAACATCCCTTCGGTCGATGTAGAAGTGATCGACCGACCCAATCGATTCGTGGACCTGAAGGAAATGGGTAAGCCTTCTTTTGGCGACTTCTCGGTGACTTTCCTCATCGACGAAACTATGACCAACTGGAGAAGTGTTTATGACTGGATGAACGGGATCTCCCCCTTCACGGACCATAATGCACTGGTTCAGCCTTACGACGACATGCGTTCGGACCTGATTCTCAACGTGACCACCAACGCCTTAAACACGGCCTTGGAAGTGGTCATCAAGAACGCATTCCCTACCAGCCTATCTGCAGTGGAGTTTGATTCTGCTGCTACGGACATTGATCCGACCGTGGCTACTGTTGACTTCGCATTTGACTCCTTCGAGGTTCGGTCTACTACTTGACAAGGCCGAACCTTTGTGGTATAATGTGCGTAGAAACATAGGAGATTCTGTATATTATGAAATTCGACGATATCAAATCAATGGCTGATGAGGACTGCAAGATCGATGGCACTGAACTCGACATCGAGAGCATCAAGATCCCTCAACTCCACAACAAATACCTGCGACTGATGCAGGATGAGAAACTCGTTCTTCGCTCTATGATTTCCAAGAGGAACACCCTGTATAGACTCAAGTGGGAGTATTACACTGGTAAGATGAGCAGGGAGGAGTTGGAGCACCACGGTTGGGAGCCTTTCCAACTGAATGTGCTGAAGAAAGATCTGGAAATCTATCTGGATTCAGATGCAGACCTAAATATTATGAGGGATAGGATCGCGATGATCGAGGCGAAGATCAGTTATTTGGAAGAGATCATCAAAGAACTGAACTCCCGTGCTTGGAAGATCAAGAATGCCATCGAGTGGAGAAAGTTCACCTCTGGCGGATTTTAATAATGATAGAAGTGCAGAAGGTAGATGATGTGAGCATGAAGATTCTTTGCGAGGACCGAGGTGTCCTCAAGGAGATCACGCAGTTCTTTACCTTCACAGTCCCAGGTGCAGAGCATATGCCAGCCTTCAAGAAGAGGCGGTGGGACGGCAAGATCAAACTATTCAGCATCCACACCCAAGAACTACCTGTCGGACTGTACGACTATCTGGTTCGTTTCTGCTCTGATCGTTCCTACGGTCTTTCTGGTTATGTGCCCTTCAAATATCGAGAAGTGGGTGTCGAGACTATTCAGAAGTACGTCAACGACTTTCTCCGCCCAGTGGCAGGGGGAAAGCGTGTCGATGCCCACCTTCATCAAATCGAGGCAATCACGCATGCCGTCGAGAACTTCAGAACCACCCTTCTGAGTCCCACGGGATCGGGTAAGAGCCTGATCATTTACGCACTGGTCCGATTCTACCTCGACATGATCCCAGAGGACAAGAAGGTTCTCATCGTGGTACCCACCACATCGCTGGTGTCCCAGATGTACTCGGACTTCGAAGACTATTCTGGAGAGAACGGATGGGACGTAGAAGCGAATTGCCATAAGGTGACCGCTGGCAAGGACAAGACCCACCCCGATAAGAGGGTCATCATTTCTACGTGGCAGTCCATCTATAAGCTGGATTACAACTACTTTGATCAGTTCAAGGGTGTGATCGGTGACGAGTGTCATCTATTCAAGAGCAAGAGCCTGACTACCCTGATGGCGAAGTTGAGAGATTGCCCATATCGGGTCGGTACCACTGGTACACTGGACGGAACCAAAGTACATAAGTTGGTGATCGAAGGAGCCTTCGGACCGACATACCAAGTCACGAGTACGAAAGACCTTATTGACAAAGCCATTTTGTCAGACTTCGAGATTGACTGCGTTCTACTTAAGTACCCTGATTATTTCAGACACAAGTACAAGAGGATCACATATCAGGAAGAGATCGAGCTTCTGACCCAGTGCGAATTCCGAAACGAATTCATCACGGATCTGGTCGACAGCCTAAATGGTAATACATTGGTACTCTTCCAGTACGTACAGAAGCACGGCATACCTCTACAAGAGATGATCAAGGATAAGGTAGGAGATCGCAAGGTGTTCTTGATCCACGGTAGGGTAGGTGCGGATGTCAGAGAAGAGGTGAGAAAGATCGTGGAGTCTGAGAAGGATGCCATTATTGTAGCCTCCTACGGCACTTTTTCTACTGGTGTATCGATCAGACGCCTGCATAATATCGTGTTCGCTTCTCCTTCGAAGAGCAGGGTGAGGGTGCTTCAAAGCATCGGACGTCAGCTCAGGAAGAGCGAACACAAGGAAGTAGCGAGACTATACGATATCAGCGATGACATCCATTGGTTGAGTTACAAGAACCACACCCTCAGACATTATGAGGAACGGTTGAAGATCTATGAATCTGAGAACTTCAACCACAGATCTATCTTTATAAATATTGGCGAACCACAAAAGGAGGACCCGCTATGAGCGACCCCAAGGATAAGGGATACAGGATCATTCGCCTCGTTAACGGTGAAAGACTCATCGCCAAGATCTCTGGTTCTACCAAGCAAAAAATGGTATTGACCAGGCCTATGACTGTCAGAGGCATGACTGCTAACGGCGGTATTACTGGTGTAAGCAGAGAGTATTTGGTTCTGCAGGATTGGTTGGAGCACAGCGACGACATCAATGTCAAGGTGCCAACCAACCAGGTGTTGACCATCTCTAAACCAGACGACTTTATCACTGAGGCTTATGAAGCACAGAAAGACTATCTGGACACTGGGAATGCTAACCCTAAGATGGAGAACTATCCAGATGACTTAACCTTGAAGGATCTTTTTAGTGGAGAGATGCCAGGGGATGGCGAAACCATGGAGGGTGAGGAACTGCAAGAGTTCCTGAACAATCTGGTCGACTCCATCATCCACAAGGCTACTTCGAATCTAGAAGACGAAGATTGGATCGAAGAGGATCAGGACAGAGATAGGGAGGATTGGGGTAACGACCCAAATGACTGGTCGCCTTACCCCGATGACTACTCGTAATTTACCTCAAGGGGCGAGAGGGTCTCTTTATGTATACATGGCTCCGATATATGTCAAGGTTCCCCGATAGAAGCCCTAAAAAACACATACCATATATTGACAAGTGAACACCTTTGTGGTAAAATGTGGTTCGTGAAAGGACCCATCCTCAAAAAGGAACATATACTATGACTGAGAAGAAGAAGAACACCAGCAACCATTACGTGAACAATGCTGAATTCTATGCTGCACTTTGTGAGTGGAAAGAAGGAGTCGTAGAGGCAGATGCCACCGACGATCCCAGACCCCCCATTACAGACTATATCGGCGAGTGCTTCGTCAAGATCGCCAATGGTCTGTCTCGCAAAGCCTGCTTCATCAACTATGATTACCGAGACGAGATGGTAGGAGATGCGATTGAAAACGCCGTGCTCTACGCACATAACTTCTCCCCTACCAAGAGCAAGAACCCATTCGCCTATTTCACCCAGATCATGTACTATGCCTTCCTCCGCCGAATCCAGAAGGAGAAGAAGCAAATGTACGTGAAGTACAAGCTTGCCGAACAGCATAAGGACCATGCCAACATGCCTCGGTGGGACGACAGCGATCCCCATGAGAAGTTGAGCATGTCTAAGACTTTCGGTCTATCAGATAACGATGTCAAGAACTTCAACGAGAAGACCACCCCCAAGAAGCGACGAGCCTCTGGAGGATCTACTCTTGATGGTCTATTGGGCGACACTGCATGAAGATTGCCATTGTGACAGACACCCATTTCGGGTGCCGTAACGACAGTCAGCTGTTTCTGAACCACCAAATCGACTTCTTCAAGAACGTGTTTATTCCTACACTGGAAGAACGCGGGATTGATACAGTCATCCATGGTGGGGATCTGTTGGACCG